AGTGGATACCTTCGCAAAGCTACTATCAAAATCCATTGACATTTTAGTAATGGCTGTACCTACACCTAAAATTGGTACAGTAACACCTTTAGTTAAAATTCCACCTATTTTAGACAGATTCTTCCCAACATTTGCAGTCCTTTCAAGCTCTTTGGAAACTTGTTTAGCTTGAGTAACAGCTTCAACCTTGACTTTTTCCATATCGGATTTAAAGCCGGCGATATCCACCTTCATTTTCGTGATAAGAGGTGCTAATTCAATCCCCCCTGAAAACATTAGTTACCACCTCTTTTCTTACTAGTCAATTGATGAATCTTTTCATAATCAGCGTGTGTCTGTTGAAGACGATAGAGCGTTTTAAGCAGTTCTTTACCTTCTTTTGACTGTTTATGATTATGAATCCACGCATCTTTTTTCAAAGCAAGGAAATGACTTAAAGGCAAATCCATAACTTCATTGAAAGATAACGATGTATAATCGGAAATTGCCTTAATTTCCGAACTCTGAAGGATATAATTATTTTCCCAATCTTCCACAGAATAGTACTTTTCAATAATTGCTTCTCGAATAGCGCTATCTGAAGGAAGTGGGATCATTAGTTTGGGTCATTCAAAACTTTCTGTGTCATTAAAATACATGCACGATAAATTAAACTTACTGCTGACATAGGTAATTTACCTAAGTCTTCTTCTGTAAACACTTTGCCTGAAGTATTACGATTTAATAACCATAACGTCATTTTCGCTTCATCTTTACGTGTTGTTTTTTCGTTATGCTCGTAATCATATACTTGATTATATTCCGCATAGCTTAATTCGGGAATGACAATAACGTCATTGCCAATTTTCATAGTAATTTCCTTTGGTTTTGTTAAATCAATATACTTTGTCATTTCTTACCCCTCCTGTCCACTTAATAAAGCTGCAGCTTCCTCTTCTGTTAGTTCTTCTTCAAACTCAGCCAAAAATCCTTTGATTTTCTCAATTGCCGATAATTCTGCATCAACAGTTAATTCTTTATCTTTATTAAAGTCTAAAGTAAAGCCATTCCCTGCTTGGGCAATCATGGTGAATCTGATTTTCATACCATTATCCTTTACATGAACAAAACGCACTAAACAAGTTTTTAAGGACTTATTACCACCAAATGTTAAGGTTCTTGTTTTCTTCTGCGCATCCTCTTTAAATACAGCTGTTGTTAATAAAGATAGTTTAGATAATGCCCATGAGATAATACCCGTTTTAGCAGTAATAGCTTCGCTAGTTGTATAGCGTTTAACAATTTTACCATACTGATTAATTACATCATAAACTTCGGGCTTGTATTCGACTGAGAAACCACTATTACAATGTCCTACATTGTTCTTATCTGTTTCAATTTCCTCATGTCCGGGGATTTCTGTTCCCGCAAATTCATACATATAAATTTCGCCAGAACCCATTAAAATTTCATCATTATTCATTTTATCATTCTCCATTTCACTATAAAAATTAAAGACAGTTCCCACACTTGAATACTGTCATTGAAAATCTGTCCACCTCCCGATAAGGTGGACGTAAAGTATAAGTTCTTATATCGCATAGCCGAAGCATTTTCTTTAAAAGATAAGAGCTGTATTAGTTTATCACGATAAGCAAATGTATTATCTAAATCCTTATCAATCACTTTAATTTCATACTGTGATTGTTTAATATGCCCACTGGTAATTGGTGTATGCGTATATGTGAAAATCGGAAGCTTACCAATGCCAAAAGATGGGTACAAAGAAATTTTTAAAGATGATTCAATGTATTCTTTAAATAACACTTCAAACATTTTCCTTCCCTCCCAATAATCTGGCAACACGTGATGCAACCTTATTTCTAGCTCTTTCCATGAATGGATTTGGTTTTTGTCCGTGTGTCCAATGAAAACCTTTATATTTACCAGCAATCGCTGTGTATCCCCACGGTGTTTTTCTTCCGTTGCCGTCTTTAGCATATAGCCCTGTGCCTTGATGAACATAGGGAGCATATTCTAAAACACTTCCGACAGTTCCCACTATTCCTTCAGTTGATACTGATACATCATGTTTAATTGATGCACGAAGGATACCTTGATCTGCAAAAGTATCACATTCCTTTATAGTTTCACTTACAAGCTCTAAGCAAGCTCTCTGCATATTCTTTTCAATTTCTTGTATCATTTGCAAAGTAGCATCATCAACGCTTTTTTGAAACATTACATTATCATTGTCCATGAATATCCACCTTCTTCAATAAAAGATAGCTTATCATACCCGCTTGATTCACTCTTTCAACACTGTAACTATCTGTGCCAATGATTAATCGATGTACATTTCTTTTCCGGTAGTTAAAGCCAGTATAAAACGAAATAGCAGCATAATCGTATTGATCATAGCGTACATTTTGTGTTGTAGTCATCTGGTTGGTATCGTACAAGGCCACTTTAATCTTTTGCATATCTTTCCAAGCCCCTTTTAAAGCCCCCGAAGGCATGACTTGAGATTCATCTTTTGTCTGAAGCATTACCTCTACAAAATCACTAATCAGAGCCATAAATAAGCCTGCGCTTTCTTTTTAAGAGCTTGATTTCATCTTTTGACATACCTTCAATAAAGCTATTAGAAATACCACTAAACGAATAATTAGAAATACCTTCATAACCAATGCGGTTTAATCTTCTTATTGTTTCAGTCTTGATTATTCCCATCAACTCTTCAGGTAGCTTTTCATCAGCATTGTAGTGGATGTAATTTCTAATATCATTGGTTACATCCTCAATAATATCTGCTATTAGCTCATCGGATATATGCTCATACTTCGGTCTTAATTTAATTGATTTAATAATATCTTCGTTAGACACTATAAAACCTCCTATCTATTAAAGAGCGGTTTCCCGCTCTTGTTTAAACACCCGCACCAGTTGTTGCTTCCTTAGTAGGAATTGGATTATTCTCACTGTTTGTTACTTCAACCTTAACAGTCTGTACCATATCTTCAGTAGGTACAACTTCATAGAATAAAGTAACAATCGCTTCTGTTCTTAATTCTTTAGCACCATACATACATAACCCTCGCACACCATCAGCAAATGCGGATTGTAATCTCATAGCTTCCATTTCGTCTAACTGCTTAGCGGCACCAATGGCACTTCTATGATGGGCGATAATTTGATTAGCAGGCTTACATTCACTACATACGATTTGCATACCTCCGATTGTCTGTCCCTCAACAATCCCATTTTGTAATACTTTTGGATTTGAAGTGAAACGTGGATCTTTAGATAATAATCCTAAGATTTCAGAATCCACAGTGCAGAAACGTTCAGTTTTAGGTACCTTATTCTTGCCCAATTTAGTTCCCATATCCACAATATAATCATAGACATTATATTTATCTAATTTCTTTTTAGATGAAGCAGAACCGATTTTATTGCCTGTTGAAGCACCGGCAGCTAATACTGTAAAGAAGTCAGTATCATAAGTTTCAGCTAATACTGCAGAATGTTCAGCAGTTGTCCCATTCATAACATCATTTCTTAATTGCGCTTTATCCACATCATCCAATGAGAAAGCAAAATATTTTTTCTTAGGGAATGTCATCTCAATAGGTGTTGTATTGATAGCATCCCATTCGACTTTTCCTTCATAGTCTTTGACTGTTCCACTACCAATTCTATTGAAAATAACTTTATTCCCTTGTACAGATGCAGGTCTAGTGCATAATGCATCCGCAACAGACACTTGATGGAAGTTGTATAATAACGAACCTTCCCATAACGTTGGTTTAAAATTTTCTACTGACATAATTTAATTTCCTCTCTTTTCTTTAATTTTTACTCATTTCAGCAAACTGTGCTGCAACTTCTTCAGCTGTCATATTATCAGCATTCTTTACTAAATCATCAAATGAAGCAGCTTTAAATCCCGGCTGTGGAAGTCTTGGTTCATGTCCACTGATTTGCGGTGTAAATAAATCCTTGTATTGTTCCAATAATGCTTTACCTTGTTCTTCGATACCTGTAACGGTTGTCCCATCATCAGAAACTACAAGTTTTTCCATATCAAACTTGCCTCTAATTAAATCTTCATATTTTGTCTTATGTGTACCAAACCATTGATTCAATGCAGAAGTTTTGGCATGCCCATCTTTTAATGACTTCATGTTTTTGTCATATTCTTTCTGCATATCTTTCATTTTTTGATTAAGTGCCACATTATCCCCTTCATGTGTTTTAACGGTTTGATTCAGCGTTGCAATCTGTCCATTCGCCGTATCAAGTTCTTTGACTTTCGCATTATACTTATCCACACTGATATATTTTCCATCAGCTAAATTAACAATGTTGAAAGCTTTATCTTTGTTTTCTTGGTTATAAGTATTAATTGCTTGAGCTAATTGCTCAAATGTCAAAGCTTGTCCACCAAATAATTCCTTTAAAAATTCAATCATAAAATCCTTTCTTTGTTTCATCTACGTTTATTCTTTATATGTCGAGCCTCTCTCGACATAGAAACACATACATTTATATCTCAGTATGCTAGAGAAAATAGTTGAATAGTTTATATGCCTTGTTCAGGGCAAAATAAAAACAACCTACCTATGGTTGCCGTATTTCCTTTGATTACGCTTTAATGCCTTATTCCCCCTATAAGCACGAGGTGGTGCCTTCATTTGCGAATAATAATATTCCGGTTTTAATTCCATTTTACAAATCGGACAATACATCAAGCATTTTCTAACGTGTACCCCTCTTTCGTAATCATCATACTCAAATTCATCGTAACACACTGCAAAATGATGATGCGGTCGCAGCCCTTGTGCCATAATATGAAACCTCCTTTCTCAGGTACAAAAAAACATGAATACTTATTATTCATGTTTGTCAGATACAATAAATTTGTGGTGCATTATCGGATGATTATGTTCATCATATTCAGTAATATGAAATTCTATAGCTAATTCTTTTTCATTCTCACCTAATATTCGACCATTCTTTCCAATATAAGTAATTAATGATCTAATTCCTGTTTTATCGTCAACATCAAGTTCCAAGATTTCCCCATTGACTAATACCTTCTCTTTTCTTAACGTCATGAATTCATCAACTCCTTAATAACTTTATATCTTTCTGGGCAATGAGCTTTAAATGATTCCTCGTCAAAATAATACTCTGCTACTGATTCAGCGAAATCTTCTTCCAATGCATTGTTTGCATAAATAGATGGAGCTTCTTTATCCTTATGCATCGCTTCCTTCCAGATTATGCTTGATGATATAGTGCCGCTTTTATCTATACCATGCGCCGCCTCATGGCAATATGTCCGAATAACATATTTCTCAGTTAAATATACATCATTAGCGTAATCATTTTGCCAAAAATAAATATGACCATTTTCATTACTAGTCGCAAATGAATGACTTCCTTCATAAACTTCTGGATATTTATTAATCCAATACTCATCTAACGGATTAAAATAATCCAGCATTTCAACTTTATCAATGGATTTCTTAATCTTTGGTGAAAGTTTCTCATACGTTTCCATCATAAATCTTGGCGTCAATCTTTGTGCATCTTTATTGTATCCTTTTGGATAAATAAATTCAACGTTTTCATTGTTAACAAAAATAATTGCATCTCTAATTTGAGGATTTTTAATAACATTACGTCCATCAGAAAAATGATAATTCTTTTTTTGTTTTAGCATATAAGGAATACCTTGTGCACCTATATTTTTTAAATGTTCTAAATCTTGTTGTGTTAATTCATCTTCAAACACTGGCAACCAAGTACATCTACATCCAGGATGATATGGTAAATTCGGTGCTTTGTCAATTGGATATACTTTCCCATGATTTTCACCACACGCTTTACAAATTCGTTCATCTTTAGCCGCCCACCAGCGTACAAACTTTACACCAGCTTCTTTATAACTTCTTAATGTTGCGTTGTTTAAAGCGTTAATTGTTTCAGTTCTCACAAGCCGGTGAACACTATTCATTGATTGATGTACTCTATTGCTTAACTCAAAAGCCATTTCAGCAACCGTCTTTCCCTGAGAAATACCAACTGCAAGAATGTCATTCAAGTCAATCGCAAGTTTTCCTGTATCTTTCCACAATCTTTTACTGAAATAAGAACCATGCCACGGATTGTTTAAAATCTCTTTACACGTATTCTTAGAAAGCATACTAAATTTACCACCTGAAATATTAGAAAAAATGTTCTGACTGTTTGACTGCATTTCTTTAATGATATTGCTTGTAGCTTTGCTTTCAACTTTCTTGCCAAGTTTTTCACACTCATCTTCAATTTGTTTACGAAGCTCTTCTAAATGATTTTTTAAATATCTTTGGGTTCGTGTTAAATCGCCACTTTTTTCTCTCTCCGCAAGATTGTAAAGCTGTAAACGAATATCATTTAACGTCTTATCATAATACCCAATCAAGGCATAATTTTCTTCTTCTAATGTGTTATAAGAGGACCATACATGATTAGCTACTCTCTTTTCCCAATATTTAGAATGTGCATCATCTTCAGATGAACTGTTTACCTTAGAGTACCGTATCTTCTTCGTCATCATCTTCTACCGTTGGAATTTTATCCTTAAATGGATTCATTTCTTCTCTTTGTTTTTTCAATTTATTTAATTCCTCGTTAACGTTTTTAACCCATGGATGATTAGCCAAAATTGTTTCATCTGAAACAACTCCCTTAGAATTAGAACAATTAGTGATAACTGCTGTTTCATCAATTGTCATATCAGAATTAAATTGAATAGACATTGGTTTGTCAGAAACGTGCTTCTTCTTAAGAATCAAATAACTATCAATAAAATAGCGTAAATCATTAAATCCATTGTTGTATTCGATGGCCATTGCAGAAGTTTTTAATTCTAAGCTTGAATAAAGAAAATGCAATGAAATACCTGAAGGAGCAGAACCGAATTTATCCAAATCCTTATTGACAGATTGGCCATTCTCAACAATATCACGCTTCAACTGTTCCCAATGTTCTTTCAGTGAAGCTATGTCTGTTGATGGAGTCAGAACGTCGGCGCCATCCTCTTCTTTTGTATCAAAGAACATCATGTGGTCATTCTTAAGTGTATGCTTAAACTCATCTTTCCTATCCGGACTATAACCGTAAATAGTTAAAATCCAGTTGGATACGTCCTCTACATAATTGGCCGAATCACTTCTTGATTTATCATAAGCATCTATTAAGCTCTTCACGAACTTAATATCAGGTAATTCATAAAAATTATTTTTGAATGGCACAAAAGGTACTTTTCCCCATGCTGTATCAACACCGTCCAATTGATAGTGATTGATAATATTAGCCTCCTCATCCAAGTATATTCTAGGGTCCATATAGATAGTGTTCTTATCCCTTAGATAGTACGTTACCTTATCAGCTTCCCAAACTTCAATACTTGTTACTGTTTTGCGTGTATCACCGTGCCATACCTCTTCATTGTAATAACGAATAACTGCATCTAATTCTCGATGATTAAGATCGTGCCAAATAGGAATGACTTGTTCTGCAGGTATCAATGAAAACTTTAACTTTTGGTCTTGATCAATATATGGGTGTAACCATGAAATTCCTTTATTACTTGATTCAAATCCGGAACGATATAGCGTATATTGGAACTTTTCCCCTAATACTTCAGCTACTGTGTCCAAATAAGCTTTATCTTCACAATTTAGTGAGTAGGGCTTCGATAACAAATATGATACTTTTTCATCAACCATATCTTTATATTTTCCATGTGCTAATTTATTATCAGCTCTATACTTATCATTTCCGACTTTAGATCGACTTGAAAGAATGTCATTGTCGACTTGATAATACTTTACACCGGCTTCCATCAGTGCTACCGCATCACTGCCTTTATGAATATCAATTAATTTTTTTATTCTATTCTCATTCAACTCATTAGTTACATTTGCCATGCGTGCCGCTTTCACTCCCTTCACAATTTTATTGATAATTCCCATTGGGTATCACCTTCCTTCTAATTTCTTACCCAAAATCGTATAGACAAAATATCTAATCGCATCCATACAGTGGTCATTTTGTTTAACCGGTTTATCCTCGCCCTTTTCAGATGCCTTGTTATCCCATGTATAAGAAGCAAATTCTTTCATAGTATTTTCACAACAGGCATAAAAAAAGATAATACCTAAATTCAAGGCATTACCTACAACACGGATACCATCTTCGACTTCATTCTTGGCCCTCCTAACATGAAAGCCTCTTTTTCTTAACTCAGCAATAAAAGAAGCTGCGGAAGGGTCAACGATCACACTGCTTATTTCAATTCCATCTAAAAACTCTTCTAAATCATCAGCATACTCACTATCTGTTTTTTGCTTTTGTTTTTCTCTACCGGAATAATAATACTCTTTAGTTGCGTACCATTTACCCTTGATATCCTTTTCCCATAAAAGAAAAACCATGGCATTTTGAGTACCATAGTCACAACTAACATATCTTGTAAATGATTTGCCTATGAATTTGCTTGGAGAATTCTCTACAACATGTTTTAAGTTATCAAACATATCATAAATCAAACCTTCAGCAACGCTCCATAAACCTAAAATATAGCGCTTATAGAACACTCCTGTATATTGCTTGCGATAACGTTCCTTAACCTTGTCGCTTAAAGATAAATTATCGTCCATCATAAAGTGAAGATAAATAATGTTTTTCTCTGATGTTTTATCAATCCAATTAGTCTTAAACCAATGGAACGGTCCGTCTGGGTTACAGTTAAACCACCATTTAGAACCATCAACAGAACATCTGGCTGTTGCCTGATTAACAAATGATTCAGGCATCAGGGCTACTTCATCAAAGAAACATCCTGCAAGTGTAATTCCTTGAATTAAGTCTTGAGAGCGTTCGTCCTTTCCGCCAAAAATGTAAAAATAGTTCTCAACATTATTTCTTCTAACAATGAAAAGATTGTCGGCACGATGATCTTCAACTTTGTATCCTCGACTTTTTAACATCAATTTTAACCAAAATAAAACATTTCGTCTGAATGAACCGATTGTCTTCCCACACATACCGAAATTTTGACTTTCAAAATCAGTCATAGCCCATAAAACAAATGACAATGACATACAGACCGTCTTGCCAGAACGAATAGCTCCATCAGCGATGATTCCATCCTTGTCTTTTACCGGGCTATTATCAGTCCACCAATTGAGGACCATACGCTGTTTTTTGCTAAAAGTCTTGAATCTAAAGAAGTTCTTAGTTTTCTTCATTGCCAAAACCATCCCAATCCGATGCAGCTGAAGAATTCAAAGCTTCTAAGAAACCATCGTCTGAAGCAATCTCTGAATCAGCATCCCCAATCTTTGCCTTTAGATTAGCAATTCTAGCTTTCTGCTCATCAGTAGCTAATTGCCAATCTTTATGTAGCATCTCATCATACTGCTTAATCATGCCCTCTAGTGTTTTCATAGCACGTGATTGTGCACTCATGAACGTAGCATGTTTATCCCAAGCTTGCTGAACTTCCCAGCGCTCTCCTGAAACATTACCAAGTTTTTCTTCTATTCTTTCAACGGTTTTATCTCGTTGATCCTTAACATGCATCAGCTTTTGCGCACGAATAATAGCAGCGTACTGAAGTTGGATATTATCCCACAAAATATCTATAGGTTGTTTTTCTTCAAGACAGCTGATAATCTCCATTGTTTCTTCAGGAAGCCATTTTGAGAAGAACCCATGCTTTTCAGCGTTCTTGTTCTTTTTAGGTGCACCATGACCTTTTGCATTTTTGTTTTTAAGGGGTGCACCCTTTTTAACCTTAGGGGGTGCGTCCTCTTCTTTGTTCCAATGACGAGTTTTCCATGACTTTACTGTATTAACAGAAACACTGTATTTAATAGCAATGTCCTTACGTTTCATACCCCTCAAATAATCTTCGTAAGCAAGTTCCCAATTCTCCTTCAAGCCATACCACCACCCCCGTTATTTGTTTTGTCCAAAAGAAAAAGCACCGCTTGGGTGCTAAAAATCACTATGCGAACAATTTACACCAACAATACAACATAGTGGTTTTATTTGTATACACATTTTTTCCTCAATAATATCAAAATTAATAGCATTTAACAAACTTTCAGCTCGGCTTCCCTTGATATATGCCTTTCCTGCTTTTTTAAATAGCCTTTTTAATCCTTCACAGCCTCTATAATCATTTTGATTCAAATTCCTCAAATTCAAAAATTTCAAAATTCCATCAAAATCAAGCATAATAAAATCCTCAATAGATTGTTCTGCTACAATATGATAAATATAATCGGCTTTATTCCGTTTTAGTTCCTTTTCTATTTGCCTCCAATTAATAGGCGGATTCTTTTTCCCCACAAATACATCTTGGTCATAACAAAGGAAAACAGATACTTCCACATCTTTATTTATTTTTTTATACCCTCTTACTTTTCTTTTAAGGATATTGCACAATTTAGAATCAAATTTTCCAAATCCTTTTAAACATATGTATTCTACTTTATCTACACATAACCTTTTATTCAAAGTCTTTTTTCTTAAAACATCCAATATTCTTCTATAAAATAAATCATCAGTTTCACCCTCTGTTACAATCACTGCTATTTTACTATTTAACATACTTAACTAATTCTTCCCAATTATCTTCATTACCAAACAAGTCAAACAAGTAGTCCCCTACTCCCATTCCGTAACTAGATGAATCATTATATAATCGTTTTATAGCAGTTTTCTTTATATGCTTAAAATCAACAATGCCATTTTCATTATTATATCCAATATATAAATCATTAGGTTGTAAATAATCCACTAGATAGGGTGAATGACTAGTAAGAAGTATTTTTGTTTTATCACTTATATCATTTATTACTTCTATATATTTTCTTAATAATGATGGATTGATTGAATTTTCTGGTTCTTCAATGCAGACTAAAGGAATTTGATTAATTTCCGCTAATAATAAATTTGTAAGTAAAAGCAAAATTCTTTTAGCACCATCTGACATTTGTTGGAAATTTATTTCACTTACCATATTATACTCTTTACAAAACATTAGATAAATATAATCAACAATTTCAATTTCTGCCGGCAAATCAGTTACATCAGGTACTCCACCAAATTTAATTTTTTCTAATTCAATTGATTCAATTCTAGGAAATAATTGTACATAAACATCTATTAAATAACTATATTTTTGTGGATATCTATCTTTTAATTTATACAATGTTCTAGGAATGTTCGCAACAGTTGCAAGTTTTAAGTCATCAGAATTCTTTCGAATAATAGGATCAATCTCAAATGCTCCAGCACTATCTAAATGTCTGTCTACATATATTTCAAGAGCATTTATACTCTCAATAATCGAATAATAAAATAAGTTATCAAATGCTAAAAGTTTATTTATAATCAATTCATCACTTTTTATCTGCAATTTTTTGTTGCATCTACTTGTTTCAGAGGCTTTATAAAGTGCATTATCCATCTCTCGACATATATAATTACTAAATATTTTATTCTTTGATTTTTCCCTAATCTTTAAATATTCATTTTCTACCCTTGCTACCAAATCTTCATTTAAACGCCATGAAAAAGTATACCCATATATAATTTCCTTACCATCATGGGATAACGACACTTCAAAACTAAACTTTTTATTTAAAGCATTTTTATTTTTAGGGAAACCACTTTTCCATCCAAATTGATCGTTTTTTACAGATATTGGTGATGTAATGAAATCAATTCCAAACTCAATTGCTTTCAATAAATTAGACTTTCCATAGCTATTTATTGATAATAATCCAGTTATCTTACTAATATCAATTTCACATTTCGAAATATTTCTAAACCCAGCTACTTTTATTTTCAAAATTTCCATTTTTTCACCTCCATAAATCATTACAACCATAATTATACACCTCTTTCGACAATAAACGCAATAATTTTAATCCTATATTTATATAAAACTATACTTTTTATATAAATATACATGATTATAGTTATTTTTTTTGTCGTTTAATGGATAAATCATTTTAAAATTTCCAATAAAAAAGAGAACCCCCGTCCTCTTTTCGCACACTCCTATGATACCATTATAACACAGCTAAAGTGGGATTTTGTCCCGTTTTAACATTTTCAAGAATAAATTATATCTATTGTCATATAATCTACTTCTTGACTTAGGCATATCAGATAAAAGAGAATCAACACTCTTACCATTACAGTAATGACCGATAAC